CCGCCTTCGATAGTTGGTGCAGAAAGTAGGGCTGCGGAAACATATTTCCCTGCCCACTGACCTGCATACGTTGTAGTAATTGTTGGATTTGGCATTTTATTAAATTTTAATTATTTATACATTTTGTTTAATACGGAATCTATGATTCCTTTAGGCGCTTTAGAACCTATCTTAACGTGGGTTACTGCGCTTTCATTTTCGGGGTTAAAAGAAATAGGCGCGGGGATTTCTGAAAGTTCGGTAGCTTCTGTTGCTACTTCGTCAACTTTAGTAATCTTTGCTAATTCGGCTTTTAACATTTCGTTTTCATTTGTTAGTCTTTCGATTTCGCTAAAGAAAGTTTCTTTAACAATAGACTCGATAGTTTTTTTAGGCGTTGCTACGGCTTCGCTCATTTCTTCTTCTACGGGTGCTTCTTCGGTAGTTTCTTCTTCTTTTACTTCTTCTTCTACTTCTTCTTCTTTCTCTTTAACTTCAGAAATAATACCTTCTTCAACGATAACTAAAATACGCCCGTCTTCCAATTCGTATTCACCAACGGGAACGGCTATCTTTTGTTCGTCTTCAGTTACGACAAAAACCTCTTTACCCGCTTCGAAAGTTTCGGCTTCGATTTTGGTTACTCCATCGCCCATAAGCATTTGTTCTAACTTTACTTCGTTAGAAAGCATAGCTTTGATTTTTTCTAATAGTGTGCTATTTTTCATTTGTGTTTTATTTTTTCTTTAGTATTGTGTCAATTTCGCTAATCAATTTTTGATTATCATTAAATATAACTTCGGCTTGTTTATATACGGGAATGTCATTTGCATTAATTCCCAATTCTTTTGCACTTGCTTCTATTGCATTGTAATCTTTACCTGCTAAATCATTTTGTTTAATCACATAGCTTTTTAATCCTTTTAAGGCTTCCATAACATCGTCTAAATCTCTATAGATTCCCGCTAATTTTGTTATTGATTTATCGTAACTACTAACAATCGATTTTCTATCGTTAATATACTTTTGTAAATTTTCAACACTTCCTAAATTAATTTCGTGTTTAGCTAATTCGGTTTTATCTAATTCCAAGTTGGCTTGGATTTCATCCGCTCGGTTGATTTTGTCTAAAATGTTTTTCATAATCTAATAACTTATTTAATTTTTAATTGTTGCATTTTTATGGTTTCGGATACCAAAGGGGTGGGGGTGGTACGGGGTTCGGTGGTGTAACGTCGCTTCCTATTCCTTGGTTTTGTAGTTCACCCGTACAACACTTTTTGCGGTATTTTCCGTCTTTGCATAGACAACCTCTTTTGCCACCTATTGGGCTGCTTCTTTTTCCTTCTAACATTATCCTTGACCTTTATATATTTTTAAGTAATTCTTACTTGTTTTTAACTTACTCGCTTTGCTTTTTGCGTGTACATTTGGGCGCTTTACCTTAGGTTTTGCAACGTGAACTTTTACGTTAGTTTGCTTTGCCATTTCTAATATTTAGAAATTAATTCCCAATTAGTTTGGTTAGATTTATTTAATTCGTTCAAAATATTTGAAGCATTTACATACTCTTTGTAAATAGGTAATTCAGTAACTGCAATTCCAAGTTCTTTAGCTTGGTTAGAAATACCTTTAAACAAAGCGTTGTTTTCTTGCAGTTGTTTGTTGTATTTAACCTTGTTAGATTCGTAGGTATTTTGTAAAGAGTTCTTTAAGTTGGTTGCATCGTCAAACATTTTTTTAGCTTTTAATGCTTCCGTTTTCATTTTGTTAGATTCTCCTTCTTCTGATTTTACTTTGGCTATAACGCTTTTTAAATCGTCTATTAAAGCTAATTTTGTTTCGTGTGTTTCTAATTCTGTTTTATGAATCTTATTTAAGATTGAATTAATAGTAGCCATTTTATTTTATGTTTAATAGTTTTTTAAGTTCGTTTAGCACCTCGGTGGCTTCGTCTTCTTCTGCGCTCATTTCGAATTTATCAGCAAAATAACCTTCTATTGAGAATCCTTTTACTTTGCCTTCTTTGACATCGTTCCAAACTTCGTCGTTATTTACTTTCATCGAAATCATCCAAGTTCCTTTAGGTAAGTCGAATCCGTATAGTTTAGATTTGTCTTTTTGTTCGTCTTCAATTATCCACGATTCCACAACACTTAAACCCGTTAACTTTTTTTCGTGTTCGTAGGTCGCGTTGTTTTGATTTGAGCGCATCAAAAATAATTCACTTGCTTTTCTAATTGTGTCGGGAGAAAAGTAAATATAGTATTCTTCGCCCTTTGCGTTTTTGCGGTAAATCTGTTTATTAGGGATTAAAGCCGCACCCATTAAAATCTTTTTCTCGGTGTCAACTTCTTTTAGTTCTACTTCGTGTTTATTTAGCGCTATAAAGTTTTCTTCGATTGCGGGACTATGAACAACGCTAACCGCATCTATTCCGCTTTGTTCGTCTTTATCGTCTATAATGAGTTCGATTATTCTCATATCTAATTAATTAAATTATTCTTAAAGTGTTGCGTTTTCTATTCTATTTCTATCCAAACTTTGCGCCGTGGTAACGTGTCCACTAACTACGAAGGCTTGGGTTGGTTGTTGTTGAAGTTGGGCTAATTGATTAAGTCCGTTGTTTCCTACAACGTTAAACGTAGGGGCTTGTGTTGCACCACCTAAACCACCACCGCCACCCGTAGCGCCACCACCACCACCCGAAGAACCACCGCCTTCGAATTTCTGCATTCCTATTTTAGCGACGTTGGCTAAACCTGCGGCAACGGCTATACCTGCGGCGATACCACCACGAATAGGGCTACTCGCATCGGATACGGGTTTAAATTGTGAGTGGTACGCTGAAACTGCGCTTAAATAAGTGTCTATTAATGCCGTTGACATACTAACCGCCTTTTTAATTTGGAAGGCTTTTTTAGATTCCTTCATACCTTTTTTAGCAAACAAGTCAGTAATATTTGCAATAAGAGTTAACCCCGACTTTACTAAATCTGCGTCGCGTTTTATTGCTTCTTCTTTTCTTGCTTTACTTTCTTCGTCGTACTTCTTTTCAATTTCGTTTATTTCATTTCTCTTTGCTTCGGTTATAATGGCTTCTTGTTCGGCATTTCCTTTTGCCATTTCTTCTAACTCAAAGTATTTTTGTCTTACTAATTCGAGTTCGTAACCTTCTGCGCCTAATTGTTTTTCAGTTCTCTTTTGGAAGTTTTGTTCGTCTATTTGTTCGATGGTCGCTTGAAATTCTTGTTCTTTCGCTAACTTATTTTTATTCGCTTCGGCAATAGCGTTTAGTTCGACTTCTTTGTACTTGTCATCTATTGCTTTAAGGTCTTTTTGTAAGACTTCTTCGGCGGTTTTTAATATCGCGGCTTCTTCTTCTGTTAGGTTTTTAGCGTAATTAAGTTGTAATTTTTTTAATTCTTCTTCGTATTTTGTTCTACTTAAATTGCCTTCAATAAATCGTTTATCTAACGCTTCCCTTTCCGCTTTGTTTTGTTCTTTTAGGAAGTTGTCCCTAAATTCTACAAAAGCATTATTACGGGCTTGTTTCTCCTTGTCTATCCCTTCTTCTAATAACGCCAAGTCTTGGTTAATTTTCTCCTTGCGTATCTTCGCTTCTTCGTCTTGGGTTTTATTTATGTTATCTATTATCTCTTTGTTAGCCGCTTTGGTGTCTTTAACTACTTTTTGGTTATTGCTTATAGTAGTTTTTGTAGTTGTGTTACTATTCTTTGCTTGTTGGGCGGCTTGTTCTTTTTGTGTCCGTGCTAAATCCGCTTCGAATACTTTTAGGTCATTATTCGCGTTGGCTAAATCATTTTTGGAAGCCGCTAAATCTTTATTACTTTTTTCGATAGTAGACCAAAGTTCATTTAGTCGGGCTATTTCTTCTTTAGACCCAAACACGGTAGAACCTTCGCCTTTTCGTAAAGTACTTTTAAAAAGGTCGTATTGTAGTTTCGTTTGCTTAACGATACCTTCGTTCTCCTTTACCAAGTCTTTTCGGTATTGAATAGACGCTTTAAGTCGCGCTCTTTCTAAATCTGTGGTGTTTTTTCCCTGCGCTTTGGCTAAACTTATTTGTCTATTAAACGCTTGGTCTTCCTTGTTAAAAGATTCTTCACGAACTACCATACGTTGACGGGCTTTTGCTATTTCCCTATCTATGTTAGCTATCTGTTGGTTAGTTCGCTTCTTGTCGTTTTCAGACATTTGTTCGGAAGCCCCGTCCGTTAGTCCAATCCAATCGGTAAACTCGGCTATTTTTTCACCACACCAAGTAAATGCAGCTCCTAATTTGTCAAGGTTTCCAATTAACATACCAACCAAAACAACTATTGCACCTATTCCCGTGCTAATTAACGCGGCTCTAAATGCTTTCATAGCTACGCTCGAAGCCGTTGTAGTAGTAGTTAACGTTGTTTGTGCGGTTGTTTGTGCTTTGGTGGTCGCCGTGTCTACTTGTTTGGCTACTATGTTTTCTTTGGTCGCTTTAAAGCTACCCGTTTGTACAAACCTATAAGCGGCAGTTGCGGCAGTTAGTAGACCTTGACCTATTGCGGTTTGGCTTAATACCGTACCCAAGTTTTTGAATTGGTCTTTCGCTTCCATTACGCCTTGTAAACCTTGGCTTAATGCCATTGCGCTTTGGATTCGCACCATTGTTTTTTGTAGGTTTTCGGATTCAACACCGATTAAACCCATCGCCCCTTCGTATGCTTGGAAAGCGTTTAGTGCGCCCCCAATCGAACCCGACAAGGCGTTAAATTTTGCGTCGGGGTTAAATGCGTCTACTAAGTTTTTGGAATCTTCTATTTGGTCTTTTAATTCTGCGGCTGCTTTGGCGGCTTTTACGGCTTCTTCAGAAGTTGCCCCGTATTGTTCTGTAACCTTTTGAAGTTCTGCTAACGCTTCGCGGTATTGGCTTTTTAAGGATTTAACATTATCCTTTATTTCTACTTCTATTTGTCGCTTTTCTGCCATTGGTTTTCCCTTTTAATAATTAACTCGCGTTTCGCTTGTTTGTACGCCCCCTTAACCGACGTATGTAGTTTGTATTTTCCCTTCGCTATTTCTATTGTTTCGTGTTTATTTACGAATTCATCTATTTGCAAAAGTTGGATTATCGTGTTTAAATAGTTCATCGCGTTTGTCTGATTATGTTAATAGTTTCGTCTTGCGTTTCTCCGTTCGTTAAATCGTAAACTACGAAAATAGTTGTTACTTGGTCAACACTTAAAGTAATATTAATAACTTGGCTTTGTGTTATTTCTAACGGGTCTATTATAACGTCGCTTTGTCCACTTGAAAACGTAGCCTTGTAGGCTTGGTTTGGTAGGTTTATTCCTATGTCTATATTCGTTTCTTCATAACCTACTTGGATTATTCTAATTGGGCTAATAGGCATAAAATCGTTAAGAAGTTCGAAGGTAGTTTCACCCGTTACCATATTCGTTTTCATCTGATTAATTAGGTATCGTTTGTCTCGTATAACTAACCTATCGTTTAGTTGTAGGCTTGTCAGTAAACTTGTAGGAAGATTCGCCTTAATTGTGGTAAGTCGGTTTTTTGGATTAAACAAATTCGTCAAGTACGGAAAATAATACGTTCGGAACATTGATTGGTTAATAACTTGTAACCAATAGGTAGAAGTTTCGGGCGCAAAGTTCAAAGAGTAATCAATACCTAATACTTGTAGGTCTTGACCAAACATTACGTAGTCGAAGTTGGTAACGTTTCCCGTTCCGTCTGTGTAGTGGATATGGTGCGGTAAAGTAACCGAACCAAATTTGTAAAGTAAACAAGGTTTAGGAATATATGGCGCAAACGCACTATCTAACGAATAGCCTACTTGAAGTCCCGTTGGGTTTCCTAATTCAAAGAATTGATTAAATAGTAGATTCTCAAAAGGAAGTTCTACGTTAAATTCTCCCCCGTCGTATGGGTATTGGTATTCCGTGTTTCCGTATTCTCGTAGCGCTTGGTCGAAAAACGCTTTGTTCATAAAGCTACTTGACTGCTGATACCTAAAAGCTATTTTCTTGTATAACTTTACGCGGTCTATTCCTATTTCGGTTTTGTCCGTGAATTTAGTTATGTCGATAATTGCACCCGCGGAATACCAATCGTCCAACGGGATAACTTCGTAAGTGTTGGGCGCAGTACCATAGCAAGTTAGGTTATATTCCTTTAGGATTCCCGAAACAAAATCTTGTACCTTCATAGTAGGCGCTAACCAAGCAAGGTTAGTCGTAGCGCTTGTAGTTATGGTGTTAGTTGAATAGTCGACAAAGTCATTATAACTTACAGAACTAATAACATAATCAACTGAATACGTCAATAAAAAATCAATGCTTAAACCAACGTCGCTTCGAAGCTGAAAGGTGTATACGTCGTTTAATCCTTGAACGTTTGGAATCGCCACCAAGTTTCCGTTAGTATTATATCCTAATCCATTCCAAGTTGCATAAAGAGTACCATTCTGATAAACATCTATATAAAATGGAATTGTAGGGTTTGAGTTGTTTGATATAAATAAATAAACATTATGAAAACTAACGCCCGACAAAAAGTTTAAAGTTACCGTACTATTTAAGATGTCAACGTAAGGAATAAGATTATAAATTCCGTGACCACCCCCACCGACAAAACTATTTAAAGTGATATTTTCGGGTTGGCTTGTAAAGGCAAAGTTATTTCTATTTTTAAACCAAAGGTAAGATTGCGTAAACTTTGGGTCGCTCAAAAAAGTACCCGTGAAATTTACTCCGTATTTATTTTCGATTAGATTAAACAAAGATGCAACCCTAACGGCGGGGAATAATTCTCTGTAATCTATTGCCCCTTGATTTGTCCGTATGTCGTTAGTGTTCATCGGAATATTTACAAAAGGCAACCAATTAGGAAGGGTTGCAGTTGGTTGAACTGCGCCGTATTCCCAAATACGATTCGAAGTAATTAGCGGGTAGCATACGTCCCAATCAATAGCCCCGTTAGTTACTCTTTGGTAGACTTCTGCAAAACTATAGGTATGGTTTATTGGGGTGTAGTCAAGGTCGCTTAAAAGGTCTTCACCTACAAGGTCTTTAAGGGTTGTAACGTCTCCATAAAAAGTAATCGTATAGGAGTCGGGTTGCCCGTTTTTCAGTTGGCTTTTTTCCATCTGTATTTTGCCCCTACGAAAAAAAGTCATATCTATTTCTATGTACCCGTCTAAACGTTCTTGGTAATTAATAGTACCATTCAAAGCGTTTTCGTAGAAGTATTCCCAAATAGCGTTATTCTTTGGGCTTGTAGGGATCGTAAACGACTGCGAAAAATCGGTAAATGTTTTCGATATGTCTTGTATGTTTTGAATAGTAGAAGTTACTTCTATAACTTCGTCGTTGAATAAGTCTAATTGTTGACCTTCTACAAAAACTCGTACTTGCCTTTTCATTAGATAACGTTGTTAATTAGGTCGTTACTTTGCTCGAATTCCAAAACGTAATTTATCATATGGTTATTAATGCTCTTTTGCTTGTCGATTGATTTCGTTTTTAGTTTAACGGGTTCGTTATTTAGTAAGATTCTTTCACTTAACATAAGTTGCTGAAGGTTAGAAGAAAAGGATTCGTCTACCCAACCCGTATTAACTCGGTAGCTAATTATTCCGTTAGTGTTGAAGGTTTGCCGTTGGTTGGCTTGAGTGTCCCAACTTCCAAATAACCCCATTTCTTGCATTAAATTAAACTCGGTTGTAGAAGTTTCTAAATTTTCGTAAGATGCTTTAAAGAAAAATTCCCGTTGCCACGCCCCGTACATATTAATGAAGTCCACTACTTGAACGTCGTACTTACATTCTTCTATTGGATTAAAAGTAGCAGTCCAAAGTAATTGCGCTCCGTTAAATATTTCTACCTTGTTTCCCGTAAGATAATAACTTGGTCGAACTCGGTAAAGATTGTACATAGAATTTCCACCCGTAATTGAATACTGCCAAAACAAACCCGTTTGTAACTGCGTGTATTTTACCGTCCAATGGGTTTCTAAATATGCCGTAAAAGTACCCGCCCGTTCAAGGCTATTTAACAATGGGTTATTGTTTGCGTCGCTCCAAAAGTAATAGTCTTTTTTGTCAAGGTGTACGGGCATTGTAAATATATGGCTTGGGTTGTAACCTTGCGAATAATAACCGAATCCATCGTATGCCCAATATGTTGTGGTTCCTAAAAGTACATATGATTGCGTAAAGGGGTCTAACCAATATTCTTTTACGTCAACTAATATGTATTCGTTTACGTTTAGTAAACCTTCATCTGTGGCGTAATTATTAATAAAAGTCGTGTGTTCTATGTACTCCAATAGGTATGGGGAAATATTGTAAAGGGTTTGGGTGTTGTTACTTGCAGGAATCAGTTTCTCCAACGTGTAACTTGGCG